TAGTACCATTTAAGATGTATAACTTTCAAAAAAAGATTGTACAAACCATACACGACAATAGATTTACAATTTGTAAACTACCACGACAATCAGGTAAATCAACAACAACGATTTCATATCTTTTACATTACGCTTTATTTAATCCAAATTCAAACATTGCTATACTAGCGAACAAAAGTTCCACTGCGAGAGATATATTAGGAAGACTACAACTTGCTTATGAAAACTTACCTAAATGGTTACAACAAGGTGTGATTAATTGGAACAAAGGTAATATAGAGTTAGAAAATAAATCAACCATAGTCGCAGCGGCAACTTCAAGTTCCGCTATTCGAGGAGGTTCATTTAATATCATCTTCCTTGACGAGTTTGCTTTCGTACCAGCAAACATAGCAGAAATGTTTTTTAGTTCAGTTTATCCTACAATTTCATCTGGTAAAAAAACAAAGATGATTATAGTATCTACACCACACGGAATGAATCAATATTATAAATTGTGGGTTGATGCGATTAATAAAAGAAATGATTATGTTCCCATAGAGGTACATTGGTCAGAAGTTCCAGGAAGAGATCAAGCTTGGAAAGAAATGACAATAAGAAATACAAGTGAAGAACAATTCCAACAAGAGTTTGAATGTGAGTTTTTAGGTTCAGTAGATACACTTATCTCACCAGCTAAAATTAAAAACACTCCTTACTTTGATCCGATACAATCTAAAAATGGATTAAAGATGTTTAAGAAACCAGAAAAGGGTCGTATGTATGTTTGTTGTGTTGACGTAGCAAGAGGTACAAACAAAGATTACTCAGCATTTATTATAATAGATGTTACCAAAGATGAAAGTAAAAAGATACCATACGAAGTTGTATGTACATATAAGAACAACGAAGTCAAACCATTTGTCTTTCCAAATATTGTAAGTCAAACTTGTAAAGCATATAATGATGCTCATACACTAATTGAGGTAAATGATATAGGACAAGCAATAGCAGAGGCGATGCATTACGAGTTAGAATATCCCAATATCTTAATGACGACACAAAAGGGTCGAGCAGGTCAAATACTTGGTGCGATGTTCTCTGGTCGAGGTACATCATTAGGGGTAAGAATGACAAAACAGATAAAAAAGGTCGGTTGTGCGAATTTTAAGACGCTTATGGAGGGTGATAAACTACAAGTCAATGACTTTAGTATCATAGAAGAAATATCCACATTTTCACGTAGAGGAAACAGTTGGATGGCTGAAGAAGGCTGTAATGATGACTTAGTTATGTGTTTAGTCATATTTGGATGGCTCTCAAATCAACCCTATTTCAAAGAGTTATCTGATTCAAATATAAGAAACCAGATGTATATGGAACAACAAAATCTAATCGAACAAGATATGGCACCATTTGGATTTGTAGATGATGGTATTAATAGTGACCCTATGAACGAAGAAACTGTTGATGAGTACGGTACAAGATGGTTTCCAGCTGTAAGAAAGGGTCAATAACTACAATTTTGGGTTATTATAAATATCTACAATGATAAAAAGTTTGACTATGGACGTAAGAAAACTTACGAGTTTTGAATAACAATAATTAGCTAATTAAAGAGGAGAATAAACCTATGGCATTTCAAGTATCACCAGGTGTTCTCGTACAGGAAAAAGATTTAAGTAGAATTATTCCTGCGGTTTCAACATCTATCGGCGCTTTCGCTGGAGAGTTCAGAAAAGGACCAGTAGATGAGATCGTAGCAATTTCTAGTGAACAAGAATTAGTTGACACGTTTGGAAAACCAGACTCAAATAACTTTGAGTATTTTTTCAGTGCATCTAACTTCTTACAATACTCTAACGCATTAAGAGTAGTACGAGCTACCAATACATCATTACTAAACGCTACATCAAACGGATCTGGTGTTTTAGTAAAAAATGATGACGACTATGAAAATAACTATTCCACAGGTCAAGGTTCAGTAGGAACATTTGCTGCAAGAACAGCTGGAGTATGGGGAAACAATATATTAGTTTCAACTTGTCCATCTGCTGCTGCATACGAAGAAGTATCTACATCATCAGTTGCTTCGGATTCAACAACAAATTCTGTAGGTTCAACTACAATTGCTGTTGATGAAGGAAGTGATTTTAATGTAGGAGATATCGTACAGTTCTCAACAACTGCTGCAACTGAAGACTTTGATGACGGAGATTTTTATAGAGTAACAGCAATCAATTCAGAAACTTTAACAATCGTTCAACACCCAAGAGGTGCTGGAGGATTAAAAAGAGTTATTGCTGATAACGCAAAAATCAAAAGAAGATGGAGATATTATGACGCTGTTGATGGCGCTCCAGGAACATCTACTTGGGCTTCAAATAGATCAGGCTCAAATGATGAAATCCACGTTGTAGTCGTTGACGAAGACGGTGGCATTACTGGTACACCAGGCGAAGTAATTGAAACATTTTCTAAATTATCAAAAGCGGCTGACGCAAAAACTCCGCAAGGAGACACTAACTACTATCCAACTGTAATTAAAAACAAATCTAATTACATTTATTGGATGGATCACAATACTTCTGGTACTAATTGGGGTAACAACGCAAGTGGAACAACTTTCACTGCTGTAAATACACCTACTTTAGAATCATTATCAGGTGGTTCAAATGGTTCTGCTATTACAGATGCACAATTAAAAACAGCATACGAGAAATTCCAAGATGCTGAAACTGTAGATGTAGGCTTAATCATTGCTGGTCCAAGTGGAAGTACAACACACGTAGATAATCTTATCACAATTGCTGAAGTAAGAAAAGACGCAATCGTGTTTGCTTCTCCACAAAGAACAGATGTAGTTAATATCACTAACTCAAATACACAAACGACTAACGTTATTGATTTCTTTGATAACATTAGATCATCAAGTTATGTTGTATTTGATAGTGGATACAAATATTGTTACGACAGATATAATGACGTATACAGATTTGTTCCATTAAATGGTGACACTGCTGGTCTAGCGGCGAGAACTGATTTAGTTGCTGACGCATGGTACTCACCTGCTGGTTTCAACAGAGGTATCATAAGAGGCGCAGTTAAATTGGCTTATAATCCAACTAAAGCACAAAGAGATCAATTGTATCCTAAAAGAGTAAATCCTGTGGCAACTTTCCCAGGTCAAGGAACAATTCTTTTCGGTGATAAAACTGGATTATCTTCTCCAAGTGCATTTGATAGAATCAACGTAAGAAGATTGTTTATCACTTTAGAAAAGGCGATTTCAACTGCTTCTAAATTCCAACTCTTTGAATTCAATGATGAATTTACAAGAGCTAACTTTAGAAACATTGTAGAACCTTTCCTAAGAGAAGTACAAGGACGTAGAGGTATCACAGACTTTTTAGTAGTATGTGATGAAACTAACAACACAGGTGAAGTAATTGATAGAAATGAGTTTATAGCAGAGATATTCATTAAACCTGCTAGAAGCATTAACTTTATCACGTTACAATTCATCGCAACCAGAACTGGAGTGGCCTTTGAAGAGGTCGCTGGCGGCTAATAGTAGAGAAGGAGAAATAAACAATGCCTAACATTAATGACTTCAAAGCTAAACTTGCTGGCGGTGGCGCAAGAGCCAATCAGTTTAAGGTAGTAATGCCTTTTCCTGGTTACGCACAAGTTGGTGGCGAAATAGAAGACCTAGCGTTTTTATGTCGAGCTGCAGCAATTCCCGAAATGACGGTGGCAAATATAAATGTCAACTTTAGAGGAAGAGCTGTTAAAATTGCAGGCGATAGAGAAATCCCTAACTGGACTATCACTGTACTAAATGATACTAACTTTAAGTTAAGAAATGCTTTCGAAAGATGGCAGAATGGTATTAACAATATGACTGACAACGAAGGATTAACAAATCCTGTTGACTATCAGGTTGATGCATTCGTAGATCATTTAGATAGAAACGGTAATACGATTAAGTCTTATACTTTAAGAGGTGCATACCCAGTAAAATTAAGTGAAATCATTTTAGACTTTGACGAAAAGACTGAAATAGAAAATTTTACTGTTGAGTTTGCTTACCAATACTTTGAAACAAATACTACAACTTAATATTTAATTTAGAGGGCGACCATAAAAAGTCGCCCTTTTCATCTCATATAAGTAGTAGTACAAGGAGATATTATGGCAGAATTATTCGGCTTTTCGATAACACGATTAAAAAAACAAGCTGATCCAAGACAAGCATTTACTTCGGCTCAGGCAGATGACGGTACACAAACGGTCAATGCTGGAGGTCACTTTGGGTCATACTTGGATATGGAAGGTACTGCGAAAACAGAGCAGGACCTGGTTCGTAGATATAGAGAAATAGCTTTACACCCTGAATGCGATATGGCAATCGAAGATATTGTCAATGAAGCAATTGTCGCAAATGAATTGAAAGACGCAGTAAGAGTTAATCTAACAGATTTACCTTATGGACAAGAAGTAAGAAGAAAAATAGAAGACGAATTTAAAGAAGTTTTAAAGTTAATGAACTTCAACACAAAAGGCCACGACATCTTTAGAAGATGGTATGTAGATGGCCGTATATTTTATCAAAAAGTTATTGATAGAGAAAGTCCTAAAAAAGGAATTACTGAATTAAAATATATTGATCCTCGTAAGATTAAAAAAATTAGAGAGATCAGAAAGAAAAGACCAGACTTACCAATGCCATCATCATTAAACAGTTTAGCTGTTGTTGATGAGTATGTGGAATACTTCTTATATAATGAAAGAGGTTTATCAGGTACAACTGGACAATCTGGTATTAAAATAGCACCAGATACTATTGCGTTTTGCGCTTCAGGATTAATTGATCAGAACAAGAATATGGTTTTGTCTTATTTACATAAGGCAATCAAACCTGTCAATCAATTAAGAATGATTGAAGATAGTGCTGTGATTTATCGTATCGCAAGAGCACCAGAAAGAAGAATATTTAAAATTGACGTAGGTAATTTACCTAAAGTTAAAGCTGAACAATACCTAAGAGATGTTATGGCAAGATATAGAAATAAACTTGTCTATGATGCGAATACAGGTGAGATCAGAGATGACAGAAATTATATGTCAATGTTGGAAGACTTTTGGTTACCAAGTAGAGAAGGTGGTCGAGGTACAGATATTTCTACATTACCAGGTGGTCAAAATTTAGGTGAGATTGCTGATATAGAATATTTTAGAGCGAAACTATATCGTTCTTTAAATGTTCCAACAAGTAGATTAGAAGCTTCTCAAGGTTTTAATTTAGGAAGAGCTTCTGAGATTACAAGAGATGAATTAAAATTTACTAAATTTGTTCAGAGATTAAGAAAGAAATTTACTGAACTATTCAATGATATATTAAGAACACAATTAGTTTTAAAAGGTATCATTGCTGAAGAAGACTGGATAGAAGTTAGAGATTGTTTACAATATGATTTCTTACAAGATGGTCACTTTGCTGAACTAAAACAAACTGAGTTATTAAGAGAAAGATTAGCTTTAGCAAATGAAATGAGAGACTACATTGGTAAATTCTTTTCAGTAAATTACGTTAGAAAACACGTATTAAAACAAAATGATAGAGAAATTGAGGAAATGGATAAACAAATTAAGAAAGAAATTAAAGATGGTATTATTCAGGACCCAATGGCTCAAGTTACAAATAGTGATGACACTATAACATAGGAGTAAAAAATGAGTGAAGAAGTAAAAAATTTTATAGATAAAATTGCAGATGGTGATAATGCTGCCGCTGGAGATGCATTTAAAGATGCGTTAAGAGTAAAAGTTGGTGATGCATTAGATAATCATAGAAAAGAAATTGCTGGTAATTTGTTTAATGGAACTTTTGATGCGGAACCGCATAGCGATCCAAAACCAGCTATTGCTGATCCAGGAACGTTTAACCAAGACGGTACTGTGTCTAATACAGTAAACTTAGATGGTCAAGCTCAAATAGACTTAACTCAAGGAACTGTTGATGCTGATCAGTAGAGTAATTAAAGAGAATTATATTTTTGATTCAAAAAGTTATAATGATCTATCTCCTTTAATGAAAGAAGGAGTTAATGATATTTTTAATTTGATTGAAAAAGAAACAGGTAACATTATTGAAAAATTTGAAAATGCTATGACAAAAGTATCTGAGTTTCACGGTATTAATATAGAAAAATTTTATGAATATTTTGACAAAGAAGTATTAGAACAATTAGGAGAAAAATAAATGGCAACTTTTATCGCAAAAGGAACTGTTGTTACTAATCCAAGTTTAGATGATATTTGTAGAGCTCTATTTGTTAGATGTGTAGCAACAAGTGGTACTCAAACAATATCAGTTAGAAGTTTGGACAGTACAGTTTTAGGAGAAGTTTACTTACATCTTGCGGGTGATGAAGCAATTATAGAAAAAGCACCAGATGATAAAATCACTGGCGCCGCTGTAAAAGCTCACGCAGTTGGATCACCGAGAAGTTAATTATGACTATATCAACTACAAAGTTGGTTGATAATGATTTTCATATCATTGTTAACTCAAATGGTATCGGAAGTGAAGAAGAACAAACTTTAGTTGATGTTGTGAATTCAAACAAAGCTTCAAGTGAACCAAAAGTATCCATAGCGAATATTGTTTATGAGATACAAGGAACTGGAAATGTAACTGTGTTTTTTAAAAACGACACAGAAAAACAAGTAGTGTTATCAGGTCGTGGTAATTATGGTTTGAAACCTACTGAAGAAAAAATAAAAGACGTAATAGGAGATATATTACTATCAAGTGATTCTAATGTAACAAAATATAATGTTGTAATAGAAACACATAAAGAATCGGGATATAACTAATGGCAGATACAGTAACATCACAAACAATATCTGATACTTCAGGTGTAAAGTTTGTAACTAAGTTAACAAACTTCTCTGATGGTACAGGCGAAACTTTAGTAAGAAAAGTTGACGCTTCAGAACTCACTTTTATGACTGAAGACGGTAATAGAAAAATTAGTAAGATATGGTATTCAGTCAATACAAATAATAACAAAGCTGGAGTAGAAATTATATGGGCAGGCGCAACTAATGCCACTGCTTTATTCTTATCTGGTAATGGTTATTGGGATTTAAGAGCTGCTGGAAACGAAGTTGGAAACAACGCCACAACGCCTACAGGAGACGTTTTACTATCAACAAAAAACTTTGTGAATGGAGATAATTATACGCTAATTATCGAGTTTAGATAAAAAAGTTTATAAATATTAGACAAAGAGAGAATTTATGAAACTTATTTCAGAAGAAGTACAATCAGCCGAATATCTTGTAGAAGAAAACAACGGCAAAAAAGAATACAAAATTAGAGGTGTATTCTTACAATCAAATATCAAAAATAGAAATGGAAGAGTCTATCCTAGAGAAATCCTAGTTAGAGA